GACCTACCGGCGGCCCGGCAGCGGGCTTACGAGCTGCTGTCGGCTGCCGGTGCGGCCATCGCCCGGGACCGCACGCTGGGCGGGGCGGTCATGCGCGCCATGGTCGGCTCGCACTCGCTCACTCAGGGGCAGACCAGCGATGGTGCGCAGGCAGTCGTCGTGTTCGAGGTGTCCTGCGACGCGTACAGCGGCCGTTAGAGCTTCCCGTCCCGGCCACCACTTCAGGACAGTCATGCGCGGATCGTCCTCGCGTGCTGATGACACGTCAATCAGAACAGGAGTACGCGGATGACCGCGCTTGTCACAAACGTCGTCCCCAACGTGGGCCTCGTCGATACCGGCCTCATGGTCGCGTCCGCCAACGGCGACACGGCGGCGACCGGCACTGGCACGTTCCTGGTCGTCAAGAACGCGACTGGCGGGGCCGTCACCGTCACCATCGCCTGCCCCGTCCTCGTCGACGGGCGCCTCACGACCAGCAGCAGCGCGTCGCCGAGCATCCCCACGGGCCAGACAGCGTGGATTCCACTGCTGCCGATCTACGCGAGCCCGACGACTGGGCTGGCGACTATCACCACCTACACCACGCCGGGCGCCACTTTGACTGTCGCGGTGGTGAGGGTCCCGTGAGCACTGTGCTGATGCGGCATCCGTCGCTGCCGCGGGAGCAGGAAATCGAGGTCGACGCCGGAGCGGTCCCACATCACGCGGCAGCCGGGTGGCAGCAGGTCCCGGCCGAGGAGCTGGAGGCCCGGGCGGCAGCCAGGGCGAAGGCCGTCGCAGACGCCCTTGCCGCCGAGGCCGAGATGGTTGCCGAGGCGCAGGTTGAAGAACCGGCGGAGGAAGTAGCCGCCGAGGTAGAGGCGGATGAGCCGCCCGCCGACAAGCCCGCGCGGCCACGCGCAAAGTCCGCCCAGAAGAAGGCCGAGGAGTAACCCATGGTCGCCACCCCGATCACCGCGACGACCCGATACATCCCGCCGGGCGTGACCCGGTACTACTTCGTGTCCACGATCGCGAACAAGAACAGCCCCACGCGGTCCGAGCTGAACGCCGGGTCGGACCTGACGGCGGAGATCGCCGCAGTGTCGGGCTTCGCGACATCGTCGGACCAGCAGGACACCCCGGACCTGGGTACGCGCTTCGTGTCGAAGATCCCGGGCCGCATCACCGCCGACGACAGCTCGATCACGCTGTACATGTCGTCCACGTCGAACGACGTGCGCACCCTGCTGCCGCGCGACACCGCAGGGTTCATCTGCATCTTCCCCGAGGGCGACACCGCGGGCCTGAAGTACGACGTCTTCCCCATCAAGGTCACCGGCCAGCCCAAGCAGCGCGACGTGGAAAACCCGGCGCAGATCACCATCCAGTTCTCGATCACGAGCATCCCGGTCGAGAACATCACGGTGCCGTAATGGCAGGCGAGTGGGGGCTGCGCCACGGGAACGACCTGCGGCGCATCTCCCGCGAACTGCGCGGCATCGACAACAAGGAGATCAAGAAGCGGTTCGCCAAGGAACTCCGGGCGGCCGCGCGGCCGCTCGTTCCCGTGGTCCGCAACTCGATCCGCTCCATCCCGTCGAAGCGCGCCTACAGTGCGTCCGGCCTGCGCGGGAATCTGTCGCGCGCCACGAAGCTCGAGGTCCGCACCGTCGGCCGGCAGGCGGGCATCGCGATCCGCGTCGACGGCCGCAAAATGCCCACCCACATGAAGGGCCTACCGAAGGCTGTCGAGGGTACGAAGCGCTGGCGTCACCCCGTCTTCGGCCACCGTGACCGGTGGGTCAACCAGCCGAAACAGCCCTACTTCTTCCACGTCGTGCGACCTCTCGGCCCCGCCTCACGCAAAGCGGTCAACCGCGTCCTCGACGGCATCTCACGAGACATCCGCTAGGAGAACCATGGCCCTGTCCCGAGACGGCATCCTCGGAGCCGTAGACGTCCAGACCGAGAAAGTCTTCGTCAAGGAGTGGGGGGACGACGTCATCGTCCGTGGCCTCACCGGCGACGAGCTCGACGCCTTCCAGGGTTCGGTCCGGCAGTTCCGGCCCACCTTTGACGGCAAGGGCATGGAAGCTGTCCTCGTCCAGGAAGGCATGCGCGCCAAGCTGCTGGTGAAGTGCCTCATCGACGAGGCCGGTGAGCGCCTGTTCACCGACCAGGACGCGTCCGCGCTCGGCGCGAAGAACGGCGCCGTCATCGACAAGCTGTACGACGTCGCTTCCCGCCTGTCCGGCCTGTCCGAGGAGGAGAAGGCTGAGCTGGAGGGAAACTCCGATCCGGCGGAGAGCGCCGGTTCTACTTCTTCCTCGCCCGACGCGTCTTCCACTGCTCTGTAGCGGAGATGCTCCGACGGGTTTCCGCCCGGGAGCTCACCGAGTGGGAGATCTTCTTCCGCCTCGAAGACGAGGACCGCGAGGCCGCCGAGAACGAGGCCGCTGAGCCCCGCCACCGCAACTGGCCCTGACCACCCGTGAGTGAGGGGAGGCGTCATGGCCAGCTCGAGCATCGTCTACCGGCTCATCGCCCACGACAGCGCATCCCGCACCTTCAACACGGTTGGCCGATCGGCGAGCAGCACGGAGCGCACCCTCGCGAAGCTCGGCCAGGCTGCCGTTAAGGCGGGCGCGGCGATGGCCGCGGGGCTTGCTGTGGGGCTCGGCGAGTCGGCGAAGAAGGCTGCTGCCTTCCAGTCGGAGATGACACGCATCTCGACGCAGGCGGGCGGTACGGCGAAGGACGTGAAAGTCCTCAGCGATCAGGTGTTGAAGCTGGGCACGTCCACCCAGCAGGGGCCGCAGCACCTTGCCGAATCGCTGTACCACCTGAAGAGCGTCGGCATGGACAACGTGTCGGCGATGAAGGCACTGAAGGAAGCCAGCGACCTCGCCGCCGTCGGTCACGCGAACCTCGAAGAGACCACCAACGCGCTCGCGGGCGCGTGGCGTACCGGCATCAAGGGCGCCACCTCGTTCCATGAGGCCGTCTCCACGGTGAACGCGATCATCGGCGCGGGCAACATGTCGATGGACCAGTTCAACGCGGCCATCGGCACCGGCATCCTGCCGAGCGCGAAGACCTTCGGCCTGTCGATGAAGCAAGTCGGCGCGGCGCTCGCGCTGATGACGGACGAGGGCATCGACTCCGCGTCTGCGGCCACCCGGCTGCGGATGTCGTTCTCGCTGCTGGGCGCCCCGTCGAAGGCGGCGGAGAAGCAGCTCGGGAAGATCGGGCTGACCGGCCTGAACTTGGCCGATGCGATGCGTGGTCCCAAGGGTTTGATCGGCGCCATCGGACTGCTGAAGGAGCACCTCGACAAGTCGGGGCTGTCCGCCTCGAAGCAGTCCCAGCTGCTGTCCCGCGCGTTCGGCGGCGGCCGTTCCTCGAGCGGCATCCTGCTCATGCTCAACAACCTCGACGTCTTGGAGAAAAAGCAACTCCAGATCAACCGGTCGACGGGCAAGTTCGACGACGCGGTCAAGATGCAGCGCAAGACCGCCGAGGCGCAATGGCACCTGCTCACCTCGAACCTCGAAGTAATGGGCATCCGGGTCGGCACGAAGGTGCTGCCCCCGGTCACGAGCTTCATCCACTTCCTGGCCACCGATGCGATGCCGACCGCCGCGCGCTTCGGCCGCGCCATGGCCGCGATCGTTCCCGTGGATCAGATCAAGCAAGGCTTCTCCCAAGCGCAGGGCATGGTCGGAGACTTCCTCAAGGGCTTCTCCGGGACCAAGAAGGCCGCGTCGGATCTTCTGGGCGGCCTGTTCGATACATCGCCACACCTGGGCAGCAGCAAGACGTCCGTGGCCTCCAAGGGGCCCGCGTTGGCGCCGATGCCGCACTTCGGCGTGGGTCAGGTGGCGCCAACCACCGGTGTGCAGGGGCCTGCCCTGGCGCCGATGCCGCACGGCGGGTCGGGTCTGGTGGCGTCGCTCGTATCACCGAAGGCGGCACCGCCCAAGAGTGCTGCCCAGAAGATCGGCGAGACGATCCGCAAGGCCATCAGCGGAGGCTTCAAGGACATCGACTGGAGCAAGCTCGGATCCATCCTCGGCAAAGGCCTGGGGGATGCGATCGGCTGGGTCGGCAAGCATGCCGCCGACTTCACAAAAAAGATCGCCAGCATCTTCGGCAAGCTGGACTTCGTCGAGATCGGCAAGAGCTTCGGGGCGTCCGCGATCCCGCTCGCGATCGGCTTCATCAAGTCCGTGTTCGACCCCCTGTTCAGCCTCGACTTCTGGAAGAAGCACTGGCTCGACACGATCCTTGCGGTCATCTCGATCATCCCGATCGGTCGCGTCGCCGGAGTACTCGGCAAGGTCTTCGAGCACATCCCGTTCCTGAAGGTCTTCGAGCCGCTGCTCAAGGGCGTCGGGAAGCTCGGCGGCTGGATCGAGAAGGCCTTCGGCAAGGCCGTGAAGTTCTTCGGTACGAACCTGTGGAGGGGGCTCGCCAAGGTCTTCCCTGAGGCCGCAAGCGTCGTCGAACGCGAAAGCGGGCTGCTCACCACGCGCATCGGCGTGTGGGGCATCAAGCTGATGGACAAGGGCAAGGCCGCCATCCACTCCCTGGGCAACGGCATCCGTGATGGGGCCGGCTGGGTCATCGCGAAGATCGGCGAGATCGTCGGCCTCATCGTGAAGCCTTTCGTCAAGGCTGGCGGATGGCTGCTCGGCAAGGGTGCGGACGTCGCGAAGGGCTTCGGCAGCGGTGTCGCCCGGGGCGGCCGGGCCATCGGCGGCTTCGCCAAGACCTGGATCATCGACCCGGTTGTTGGCGCCTTCTCGCGCGCCGGATCGTGGCTGGTGTCCAAGGGGCGTGCGCTCGTCTCCGGTTTCAGGGGCGGCGTCAGTGCTGGCGCGAAGGCGATCGGCGGCTGGGTGTCCGACCACATCCTGGCGCCGATCGCTCGCTGGATGGCCAGATCCGGAAGCTGGCTGATCGGCAAGGGCAGCGCGCTGGTCTCCGGCTTCAAGTCGGGTGTCAGCGCCGGGGCCAAAGCCATCGGGACGTGGACGACGTCGCACATCGTCAGCCCGGTTCTGGGCCGCTTCAGCAAGGCCGGCTCGTGGCTGTTCTCTAAGGGCGGCGCGCTGATCTCCGGTCTGAAAGACGGCGTCGTCGACAAGATGAGCAAGATCGGCGGCTGGATCAAGTCGAACATCGTCGACCCCGTCGTCAGCGGTGTGAAGCACTTCTTCGGCATCCGCTCGCCCAGTCGCGTGTTCATGGGCATCGGTGTCCACCTGGTCTCCGGCCTCATGAAGGGCATGGCGAAGACGTCCGGTACGGCCATCGCGAAGAAGGTGTTCGGGAGCCTGCCCAAGGCCCTGGCCGCCATCGCGAAGAAGGGTCTCGTCTCCATCAAGAACCTGCCGGGCAAGGCCCTCAAGGCTCTGGGCGGCCTGGGCGGAGACATCCTTGGCCTGCTTGGTCTGGGTGGCGGCGGCAGCGGATCGTCGGCCAACCAGCAGATCGGCCAGGTTCTTGCTGCGGCCCACGGATGGTCCGGCCCGCAGTGGGCCGCGCTGAAGTCGTTGTGGAACGGCGAGTCCGGCTGGAACGAGCGCGCCCTCAACAAGAGCAGCGGCGCCTACGGCATCCCGCAGTCGCTGCCCGCGAGCAAGATGGGCTCGGCCGGATCGGACTGGAAGACCAACGCGTCCACCCAGATCAAGTGGGGCCTGTCCTACATCGCTGAGCGCTACGGCAACCCGCTGAACGCATACAGCCAGTGGCTCTCCCGCTCTCCGCACTGGTACGCCCAGGGCACGGGCGGCGCCGCCAAGGGCCTTGCCTGGGTCGGCGAAAAGGGCCCTGAGCTGGTCAATTTCAAGGGCGGCGAGGACGTCCTGAGCCACCCGCAGTCGATGGCGTTCGCCAAGGCCAACAACATCAAACTGCCCGGATACGCCTCCGGCACCATCACCAATGCCGCGGACCGGGTGCGGCGCGACCACCAGCGCGTCCAGGACGCGAAGGACGATGTGGCACGCGCCAAGCGGCGGCACAAGGGCGTCCAGGCGGCAGAGACCCGGCTCCGGGCGGCACAGAAGGAACTGAAGGCGGCGGAGATCTCCCTCTCGAACGCCAAACGGTCGGCGAAGACGTCGATCGCCAACACGATCGCCACCGGTCTCCTGAAGTCCCTCTCGACAGGTACCTCGTCGGCCATCGCATCGGCCATCAAGAGCCTGGCGACGAAGCTGCTGAACGCGGGCTACAACAAGACCGCGGCCGGCTTGCAGAAGAAGGGCGGTCAGCTGGAGAAGCTCGCCGACAAGCGGGCCGCCGTACAGAAGACGATCGCAGCGGCCAACCAGTACGCCACCGACCAGGCCTCGAAAATCACGGACTTCCTGTCCATCTCCGGGACGTCGGCCACCGACATCGGCTCCCTCATCTCGCAGATGAGCGGCCAGCAGAAGACCGCGTCCAGCTTCGTCTCCCTGACCAAATCCCTTAAGGCCCGCGGTGCGTCGAAGGACTTGCTCCAGCAGTTGTCCGACGCGGGCCCAGGCAGCCAGCTCGCGACCATCCTCGGTCAGAGGAATGTCACCACCCAGGACATCAGCAAGCTCAATGGCCTGGTGGCCAGCGGCGGGAAACTGGCAACGTCCTTCGGCAAGGACATGGCCGACCTGATGTACGACACCGGGAAGCATGCCGGAGAAGGCTTCCTTGCCGGACTCAAGGCCACCGAGAAAGACCTCCAGAAGCAGATCGACAAGCTCGCAAAGAGCTTGATCTCGTCGATCAAGAAGGCACTGAAGATCAAGAGCCCGTCGGTCGTCATGCGTGACGAGATCGGCAAGAACGTCGTCCTCGGCTGGGTCGCCGGAATGGACATGCACAGCCACCTCGTCGGCGGCGCAGCCCAGCGTCTCGCCGACACCGCGTCCGGCGTGTCCGTGCGCCGCCGCTACGTCCCGACCGCCACGAGCGGCCAGAGTGCCGCACGCGGCGACGAGCAGTTGTGGGAGCGGCTCGCCTCCGCCATCGAAGCGAGCGGCCAGGAACTCCACGTCCACTTCAACGACGACCGGCTGCGCGACCTCATCGACGTCCAGGTCAAACCGAAGATCAAAGCGTCGGAGAGCAAGACGGCCTACCGGGCGAAGGTGGGGAGGCGGAGTACGTGACGATCTCGTATGTCGGGGCCGGTACCTCAGCCAGCGGCACCACCAACGTCACCCCGGCGTACCCGGCCGGCGCCACCGCGGGCCGGCTGGCCGTGCTGCAGGTGGTGTCCGGCGGGAGCGGGGATCCGATGCCCTCGACCCCGTCCGGGTGGACGCTGGCCGGCTCCCTCACTGGAGGCGGCGGCGCCTTCGGTTCCGGCACCGGTCCTCGGCGCTTGACCTGGTTCATGCGGGAACTCGTCGGCAGCGACTCCACCCCCAGCACATCCATCCCGTCCAGCACGGGCTCGGTGATCGGCGGGGAGATCTTTGTCCTCTCCCGCACCGCAGGGACCGGCTGGCGGTGGGCTACGGCCTTCGGCGAGGACACCGCATCGGGCACAGCGTTCAGCGCACCCGGGCAGTCCGGGCTCACCTTTACCGTCGGGGACTTCATCGCCCTCGGCTACAGCCTCGCCCTGAGCACGTCGTCCATCGGCACTGAAAGCGCCACCGCTTCTGGCGTCACGTTCGGCACCTTCACCCACCAGATCAACGTCAGCGTTGCGACGGGCAACGGCGGCAGGCTCGGCATGGCATGGGCCACCGTCACCACCGGGGCCAGCACGCCCACGCCGACCGTTACCGCCACGCTGAGCGCCGCCACAATCGGTGTGGCAGGAGTGCTGCGTATCCGCGAAGCCAGCTCGGACGTCAACGCGACCGCGCAGTCCGTTTTCCCGCCCCGCAACCTGGTGTCGGCGACGGGACTGACCGGCGACGACATCGTCACGGCGACCCTGTACCGGCAGGTCGACACCACGCTCACGCCGGTGCGCGCGGCCAGCGGCATCGACGTGACTGGGCAGGCTTCGCTCCTGCGGGTGGATGCAGAGCAGCCGTTCGGGATCAGCGTGAACTACGCGGCCGTCCTCACCGACGTCAACGGCACCCAGTGGACGGTCTTCTCGGGGCCGATCACGTCGACCGTGGCCAGCGACGTCGTGTCCGACGCGATCCGCGGCGTCGGCGCCGCCGTGAAGATCGAGAGTCCGCTGGAGTGGAAGCGGGACCGCGACAGCAGCCAGTTCAACATCAACGGCCGGATCGTCGTCGTGGGCAAGCCGCGGTCGTCCCGGTCCGGCACGCTCACCGTCCGCACGGAAACTGACGATGATGGCGACGCGATGAACGAGCTCCTCGACAATGCGACTGAGGGCACGATCCTCGTGCGCAAGCAGGTGTCGCTGTCCCGTCTCGACGGCACGTACTCCCTGATTGACGACACCGAGAGCCCGAACTGGTACGACGAGTTCAGGTGGTTCGCCTTGAACGTCGTCAAGGCGGACGACTGGCCGGATGTCATGGAGGCAGCCGGGTTCACGCTCCAGGACATCGCGAACAACTTCTCGATCCTGAGCGACATCAGCGCGTTCTTCACCGGCACTTTGCTGTCCATCGCCCAGTATGACTTTGGACCCTGACATGCTCGATATGTCGACCACCGCGCTCGCCGTCGTCCAAGGCTCGTACACCATGGACATCCGCGCCGAGTCCTGGCTCGGCGGCCTGCTGCTCGCCGACAGCATCCCGATCTCCGACGGCGGCGAGAACCGCGACCGCTCCCTGGCCGTCCCCGAACAGATCACCCTCACCGTGCCCCGCCGCGACGGCGGCTTCGACTGGGACCCCGGCACCGACCCGGCGCACCCGCTCGCCGCATACGGGCAGATGCTCCGCATCGACTACGGCGTCGACGTCGGCGGCCACATGGAGTGGATCAATAGGGGTTGGTTCCTCATCACCGAAAGCTCGACCGACGGCGACACCGTATCCGTCAGCTGCCAGGGCCTGCTGACGCTCATCGCCGAGGCCAACCTCATCTCGCCGTTCCAGCCGTCCAGCAGCGACACCCTCGTCTCCGTGATCCGCGCGCTCGTCGAGCCCGCCCTCACCGTGTCGTTCGACGGAACACTCGTCGACCGGGCTGTACCGCTCGGCATGCAGTGGGACAGCGACCGGCTTGGCGCCGTCACCGAAGTCCTCACTGCGTGGGGAGCGGCCGAACGGGTCACCGAAGACGGCTACCTCCTCATCGAACCCGTCAGCGACGCCGGAGCATCCGTCCTGTCCATCAGCGACGACCCGGAGACCGGCACCGTCGTCCGCTGGCAGGGCAACACCACCAGAGACGGCGCCTTCAACGTCGTCGTCGCCCAAGGCGAGGACGCGTCCGGCAACCAGATCCAGGGCGTCGCCTACGACTCGGACGGCACCAGTCCCTACCAGTACGGCGGTTCCTTCAACCCGCTGCCCGTGCCGTTCCCATACCAGTCGTCACTCCTCACGACCGTCGCCCAGTGCCGGACCACGGCCGCCGCCCAGCTGAAGCTGCTGCGTCGGCAGGCCTTCCGGAAACTCCAGGTCACGATGGTTCCGCACCCCGGCCTGGTCACCGGCGACATCGTGTCCGTCACCGGTGCCGGCCTCACCAGCGCCCGCTGCGCGATCGAGTCCCTGTCGCTGCCCTACTCGCCTGGCGAGCAGAGTCTGACCGTCCGAGTGCTGTAGGGGGAGCGGATGCCCGACTTCGCCGATACTCGCGTGTCGCTCGCCGGAACAGGAGTCGTGCGCGGCATCGCGCAGACCGCGGTCTCCTCGAACGCCTGCCTGGTCACCGTCGGCGGGATCACTGTCACCGCCCGGGTCGCGACCGGCCTGACCGTGACAGCCGGCTCGATCCTGCTGATGGCCCGGCTCGGCAGCCTCTACTACGTCACCAGCGTCATCCCGGCCGCGCCGACATCAACGCCGGCGACACCGCCCCCGGCCGACAGTGCACCCCCGGACACCGGGGACCCACCCCCGCCGCCCAAGCCCCTCACCCGGACCGGCACCCTGACGTGCGTACCGACGGCCACCGCCTGCTACCGCGACGGCAGTTGGCGCTCCGACGGCGACCCGACGAACTCGTTCGATCTCTTCCAGGGGCGGTACGGCGGCAGCAGCTACGGCCGGAACACCGGCGCCGCGTTCTACGGCTCCAAGCCGCACACGCTGAGCGGCGCCACCTGCACCAAGGCCACGGTGAAGATCAAGCGCCTGAGCGCCGGCGACTTCTCCGCGCGGTCAGCC